AGATGTAAATAGTATATACTAATAATAAATATGTACGTTATTCAATATCACTAATAATATTATGTTCGTCTAGTAAATTACTTTGCTCAAATAAATTAACTTTGTGATTTACATTAATTTTATCAAACATTGATTTATTAGTATAATAAACTATTTGCGCTTGTTTACTTTCTAACGATAAAGGTGAACCTCCTATATATTTTGTTCTACCTGTAGCATCCTCTCCTGATGATGGTTTTGCCTTCATATCGTATGAGCCCATTCTATCTCTACCCAATGGATCATCTGCAGTATTTATAAATGAAGCCTTAGATTGAGGCCTTCCTGGTACCTTAATAGGTTCACTTGGGTCTTTTTCGTTATATCCTAAAGGTACTTTTGATGCGGCAGTTCTTACTGAGTTTCCGCCGTATAGACTTGCGATTTGGTGCGGGGTGCCGTACGCTTGATTTGACTCTGATGGATCGTTTCCTTCGGTTTCGATTTGAGTATACCTAAATTGTCTCTTTTTGTCTTCTAATATTAGATCTCTAATTTCATCGTATTCATTTTCACTTAAGTGGAATAAATTATCGTATATCCAATCACTAGGAAATAGATTGTTTTCAGTCATTTGAGCTGCTAGATCTACTTTTTCTTTCATTAATGCTACTCTTTCTTGATCGTATATTATAGATGGAGTAGTAAGAGATAGTTCGAAATTTGTTAATGATTCTGCTGTATATCCTTGAGTGTATAAATGTACTAATGCAATTTTGGTTAGTTCTGATAGTACAATTCTTTGAATTCTTTCAATTGTTCTTGCAAATCTTATATCTTCTGCAGCTAAGGTTGCTTTACCTGTTAGGTCTTTTTCATATCCCATAAACGCTTTAGGGATCTTTAATGCGGCAAATAATTTATCTCTTAAATAAGCAACATCCTCTATTCCGTTATACTGTAATCCGGGCACAGTCTCTATTCTAGTTGATGTATCGTTACCTCTAACTGGTATAAAGTAATCTTCAAGTAAATTTTGCATATTATACTTAAGATTATATTGACCTGTATTTGGATCTACAAAAGGAATTTTCTTCATTTTAGAGATCATTCTTTGCATATATGTCTCTACTTCATTAGGAGGAATAGCTCCAACATTAACGTAATATGCTCTTTTATCTGGTGCTCTTACAATACGATGAATTAACATCGCATCTTCCATTAACACCATTTGCTTAAATATTTTTCTTCCGGGCTCTAGATAAGACCTGCCGTATGGCAAATAATTTACATCTCCTAATAAGCGGAAATGTGCCATTTCATAGTTTTCAAATGTTATTCCATCCTTACCTTCTATCATTCCAGAATATGTTGCCATATATCCAGAAGTGCCTCCTGATACTGCAGTTGGATCAAATTTAAATTGTACATAAGAAGGATTGCTAATATCGATACCTTCTAATCTTACGATTGTATATGCTGAGAATGGTATTACATTATATACTCCTATTTTTTCTGCAATCTCTAATTTAAGATAGAAATCTCCATATTTAGTCATATTTCTAATCCATGACCATAAATTAAATTCTATATTTAATACATCGTAAAATAAATTATATAGTATTTTTTGAATATTTTCATCGGAGGATCTGATCTGAAGCACATCTCCTTGTTCATTTTTTAGTGTACATTCGTCAGATACAATATCTAATGCTGATGCAATAATAGCGTCTGTATCCATAGCTTCGTAATCAGAGTAAAGCTGGACACGCATAGTCTGATAGTTCTGACTAGTGTTTAAGTTGTATGCATATGAGTTTGACGTAGTATATACTCTATTGAACCTGTCGACCAGGGCATTGGTTTGTAATACGCCGTTTGTTTGAATTCGATCGGTATCTATTACTTTAAGTTGGTTACCACCAATATTTCTTATTACTACATCTGTAGAGAATAATCTTTTTAATCTACTAAATACGTTTGATTCTGCCATTTGTTATAAATATAAATATATTATATTAACCAACTAAGATCTTCTTGTTGGCCGTAAATATTAGTTTGATTCCATGGATTCTGACCTCCATAATCACTAGGACTATAAATTTGAAACCCACCATTATTACCTGTTTTACCCATTCCATTTAGTGAAGCTCGTGCTAAATCTTCACCTGTCTGCATAAATTTTAAAGCCGTATCTCTTAAGAACATTGCTATTGATAGAGGTATGACTAGATCATCATTATACGAATCCATAGCCTGAGCCCTGCCGTTTTTCCAAATAAAGGTTCTTAGTTCTGATAATGTTCTTTTAGACTTTATTGTTAAAGACCTTTCATTAAGATAAGAAATTAATTTCGAAATAACAAGAGGTCTTGTTTTTAAATTTGTACAAAAGCCAGGAATCATACCGTTTCCGGAGTTAAATTTATTGAGATACATCTCTACATTTGTTAATGCTATATCTGATGATGGTGAGTAATACAGGTTTCTATACCCTCTTTCAATGGCTGTTTGAACAACATCCCATCCGATGTTATTATTCTCTATAACTAATAAAGCGTCATTATATTCTGTTGAAATTCCTACTAATAAGTTACCGTAATCTCTTGTACCTATTTGACCTTTATACTCACATACTTGTGTATTTGACTCAATATCTATAATATGAAATGCAGAATAATCTTTTCCGTCCCCTCTTGCAACATCAGCAATTACTGCATAATTTTTCTTATAATCAACAGGCTCCCATACCCATAGATTTCCATCCATTCCTCTTTTTTCAACAGGGTCTTCTATTGTAGTACTCTCTATCCAATTTAATATATCCGGCTCTATTACCGTTTCTCCAGATGTAGAGAAGTTACAATCACATTCCTGAGCTGCTGCTCTTACTCCTAATATTGTATCTTGTTCATCTCTCCATGTTTGATTTCTTTCCGGGTGAACAGTCCATGGTAGTGATAATGGAATGAATTTATTATCTCCTAGCTGTGCTGCTGAAAATGTTTTATGGAACCAGTTTCCTGTACCGTTTGGTGTAGAAACAGCAATACATTGACCTCCTGTTGCTAATGTTTGCTGAGCGGCTGTAAATATTACGTCAATATTTTCAATAAAAGCTGCTTCATCTAGTATTAATAATGATACAGCTTCAGATCGGCCTGCATCTGGTGATGCTGCGACAGCTTTTACTTGTGACCCATTAGCTAGCCTTAAACTTAATCTATTATCTTCAACTGTTTTTATTTTTAGCCAGGTTGGTAATGATTGGTATGCAAATCTAATCTTAGTTACAATATTTTTAGCTGTTTCTTGCTTAGTAGCAATTGCTAATACGTTTTTATCTCTATGGAAAAGCATTAACCATAGTGAATATGCAGAAACTAATGTTGATATACCTAACTGTCTTGATTTATTAGTTATAGTATATTCATTATTCTGTAATAATTTTAATACTTTTTCTTGGAATGGGTATAATGCGAACTGTATCCTTCCCCTTTTAGGGTGCTGGATCATGTAATATTTGCGCATAAAATAAGCAGGATCTGTTGCACACTTAACAAATTCCTGCTTAATTGCTTCTTTTATTGATGGTTGACTAGGTGTATTATCTTGAGACATAACATTCGGTTATATAAATTATTATATATATAAATATTATAATAACTTATAACCTATATTATTATTTTATTTATGTATCCCTAAAAATTCATCAAGTTCTCTTTGTATATACGATTTAATATCTCCAAGGTCAAACCCTTCTAATTCTAATTCGTTTTTAATATTTTCTAAAGCATTTTTAAATAGTTCTAAATCTCTTCTATTTACTAACCCGTCTATTCTTTCTAGAGCTTCATAAGATGCTTTATCGATGTTAGATTTAGATTCATCCATATTCCCTGCTGCTTGCGATTCCAATGTTTCAATATCTGCACTTAAAGTTTTAATGTGCTGAGGAATATTGCCGATCATTTGCTTATATTGATCGATACTAATTTCATTAGACTTAAATTTAGATACTAATTCATCTTTACGCTTTAGTAATGAAGCTAATTGATATTGTTTTTTAGCTAAATTATCGGTGCTTTTACTAGGTTTAATATCTTTTGATGTAGGCTCATCTTGAAATTCATCATCATCTTCTTCTTTTCCTTCACGTAATGATTCATGTGCTAAATCATTTATTAAACTTGCGTAATTATCCTCTAATTGTTGTAATTCAGTATCTGATAGTTCGGTTCCGTCTTTAAATTGAGCACTAACTACATATGCATCTGAAAAGTCTGGAGAATCATCCTTATATACATCGTCTAATTCGATTGAATTAACATCAACTGGTTTACCGTTTACTGTAACAGATTGTTTTTGGTTTATTTTATTTTCAACTTCACTTATATTTCTAACTTTTTTTAATAATAATTGTATTGCTTTTGCTGAACTTCCATATGTAAGATAATCATCATCAGATTCTAATTTTGTTTGAGCTTTGGAACGTTCTATAGGTGTTATCTTTTTTTGTTTAACCATATCATCCATTTCATCTTCTATCTCTTGAGATAGTGATTCATATTCATCTGACTGATCTCTTTCAAATAATGATTTAACTCTAGATTGAGAGGTAAGTTTGTTTTCGGTTA